CCGTAGAACGCGTGCGGCTCACTATCAATTTCGAATTTTGAGAACGGGATTTCGTCGCAGACCTCATAGTCCAGCATCTCGTAAGACGTGCCGCCGCAGATGATCTTGTGCAGCACTGGCACGCCGGTCCCGTCAACGTCGATCCGCATATAACATTCTGTCACAGTGACGTTGCGCATTGTTGGGTCGTCGATACCAGCGTCTGATTGATCTGACGAGTAGCCGCGACGCTCAAACACCTCGGCCTCCGTCATCTCGGAGCCGTCGTCAAGGCTGCCGAGGTCTAGCACGTCCTCTGGCTCAAAACCCATCGCGATCAGGTCACCCGCACGCATCTCGGTGCGGTGTGCGACAATGTAGGCGTCGTCAAGTGTGCGAGCGGATCGGCTGATGAAGAACTCCTCCGGTGGCACGCTCTCGATGCACAGTTCGCCCTTGTCCTGCTGGCGGCTAATCTTGACGCTGTGGACCGGCATCTCAACTTCCATGCCGTTCATGTCAGCCGACATCGAATATTCGACGGAATGCTCAATCACGGTGACGCTGTCGTCGTCCAGCAGGTAGGTGTATTCGTCGTCGGACAGGTCCGTGAACGTGTAAATCTCTGCGTGCGGAGACGTCATCCAGTAAGTCTTCGTGATGCCCTGCTTCTTGACCAGCGCGTCGTGGAATACGTCGTTCAGCACGCGGTAGCCGTTCAGACGGGTAAACTCGTGGTGGATGAATGCCGTCGCCTGCTCGGCCCCTGCGACATCTTCTGGACCTTTTGGTGTAAACTCGACGGGCTTGGCAGTGCTGAGAAACACGCGCATCAGGGACGGCTTTACGGCACGTACGGTATCACGTACCTTTGTCGATACGACCTTGCTGCGGCCGTCTTCGTGGCCAATGTCCACTCTGCCGTCGTAATACCGCTGAGCCTTGATGCGATCTTGGCTGATCTCGCTCTCGACGAAGTCAACGGCATCGCCAATGGCTGCCTGCACGATGCTTTCGATCTCGTCGCGCGTTTTCGGCTTCAGGCCAGCCTCGACGGCTTCGCCTGCCATGCTCTCGTCTTCGCCTGCCTCGCCCATCTCCGCTTCAAGGATGCTTTCAAGGATGTCGATTTCGTTCATTTCGGGGTCCATGTGGTATCCTTTATTGGTTGAAGCGCTGCTCAGCGGATCGACCTAGTGCGGGGGTGCTGCCCATCAGGAGGGCGCTTGAGACGACCTTCGACAGCATTTCTGTCTGTGCCGCAGTCAGCTTTTGGCCTGACATCGCGGCGTCCAAGACTCGAAGCGCGAGAACAGCGTCAGGCCCCTGCTTCTCGGTCAATGCTTTGGCGAGGTCCATATAGACCTTTTTACGCTGCCCAGCGGTAAACTCGTCAGTGTAGCCAGTGACGGCTTGGATCAGACGCGATGTTGTGTTCAATGGCTCGCCGCTAAGTGCGGTCTCCATCACGCCCGGTGCAGTAATGTCGGCCACGTTCTGCTGGGTTGCCCCACGCAGCGCCGTCCGACTGTTTGCGCTCATCGCGGCTCTGGTTTCAGCGGCAACCATTGATTCGTCAAGCAAGCGGAACAGGTCGTTGGCCTCGTCACCCATCACGGCTTGGATTTTGCTGCGGGCGTTGTCACTCCCCATCTCACGAAGAGTGGCCAATGCCTGCCGTGCGTCGATGTTGGGGTCGCTTGGGATGCGCTTAACGTCACCGACGACTTGGTCGATGCGAGTGCGCAAGCCGCGCTTCGCCGCCTCAATCTGGGCCGCCGACGGATTTTGCCCAAGGCCGATCCGGACTGACTCAACGCGGGTGCGAGGGCTGAGAAGTTGCTCGCCAAGCTCAAACGCGTTGCGCTCTTGAATCGTATCCCCACCGAGCTTGGTGGCGGCTGCGTATGTGCTAGTGCCGGTGCGGGGGTCAACAGTCGCCTCTGCGAGAAGGTTTCGCAGCTCTTGCGCCTGCCGGCTGTAGCGTAAACTGGCCGCCGTATCGACGGGAACCATGCCGTCAGTGTTTTTAGCCGCGAGCGACAGTTGGTTCAGTGCCTTCTTTAGCTCGTCAAGCTGCCTGACGTTTGGCATCTCGGCAAACGACACAGTGCCATTTGGGGCAACCTGCGCCATGATCTGCTGGTTTGCGAGTCCACGGTCACGCATCTCGGCGTTGGCCTCATTGATCGCGGACATCATCACATCAGGCTCAATGCGGTTTTGCACCAGCTCCTCAATATTGCGGCCTGCTGGGCTGGAATAGTCAATTGGCGACCGGTATGCCGTATCGTAAGCGCTGGTGCGCGCTTGAGCCGTGCGCTGCATAATTTCTCCGACGGCTGTCTCTGGCCCCTCCGCAGGTTGGCCAAGGCGGCTCGTAAGACCTTCTTCAAGATTACCGCTGACACGTTCCATGCGCTGCTCTATTGGCGTGCGCGCAGCCTGCGCTGGGCCGGGGCCGGATGCCGCTGTAGCGTCCAGAAGAGCCTGTGCCGCCTCGCCAGCGTCTGCGACCATACCTTCGGCCCCAGCGCGCTCGACGCGGGCGATGGCGTCAGGAACGCCGCCGCCCATGTCAAACGTATCTTTGATGACGCGCGCCGCGTTGGGGGAGATGCCGAACGCTGAAGCAATGGTCGCAATGTCGCTGCGAGTGATTGCGCTGGCCACGTTTTTGACGCCCGCCTCAATGTATGGGGACGCTGCGCCAAGCGCTACTCCCGTCGCAGTGCCAAACGCGCCACCCGTCAGGGCTTCCTGAGCGCGTGTCTCTGGCGTAGTGCCTTCGCCGTAGCCAAAGACTGTGCCTTCTACGCCGCCGGCAGTCGCGCCTGCCAGAGCAGCGCGTCCAGCTTGAGCGATGCGCGGCCCCTGCCCGACGACGTTGCCTAAGAGACTTGCCGCCTGCGCTGGAGCAGCAACCGCGGCCAGACCTGCGCCGGTAACGCCGCCCGCTAGGTTGAGCGCTGTTGTCTGCCCCGAACGCTGCCGCTGCATTGCACCAGACATAGATCGCATTCCTGCCGCCGCCTCTGGCCCTGCTACGGCGCCAATCGCCTCGTCCAAGTAAGAGCCAGCACCGGGGACAACGCCGCGCAAAAATTCAGCGCCGCGGGCTGCCACTGGCCGCTCGGCCAGCACCTGCTCGTCAAATGATTTGGTTGAGATTTCGCCAGCCGATGCGCCTCGCATGGCCTCCTCAATCTTTGCTGGGTCAGACGTGCTGTAACCGGGCGACACGAGGTAGCGCTGGCCGTTGGGCCGCTCGAATATGCGTGTAGAGCCGCTGCGCGAGATCACGCGGGGAACGGTGGCCAAGTCAGTGTTGCGCGCCTTCTCGGCGGCCTCTTCTGGGCTGCTGGCTTTGACTTCAAATTTAACGCCGCCAAGTTCGACTGGATATGTGAGGTCGGTCATCGAATGGGGTCTCCAACAATTAAGCCGTATTCGTCAGTGTCCGATGCCCGGACGCCTGCCTGCGCACGACGCTTGCCTCGATCAAGTAGGTCCACCAGCTCGGTCAACGATTTTCTGTAAGCCTCCGCACTTTGCTCTCTTTGCAATCGTGCTATGGCTGCCGTCGCGGCTGCGCTTTCATTTTCCGTGATAGCGCCAGCGCCCTTCAGACTTTGGAACGCAGACATAAACACCTGACCTTTGGCCTGCTCAATCTTTACATTGAGGTCCGTGCCGGCCTGAGACATCGGCGGGAGACGACCTTGGACCATGCCGGTAATGCTCTCAAGGTTGGGGTCGCTGTAAATCTCATTGATTATTCGTATGGAGTCGTCCGCAGCGTCGACCAGCGCGACGTTGCTTGCCTGCTCTCCTGCCGCTGCAGTTGTGCGCTCTGCTTCCACAGGCCCGCCGGCGATTGGATACATTGTAATAGGGTTGCCCGCATCGTCATACTGAACCCCGTAGCCCGGTGGAATTGCGCCCAAAGGTTTTGGCATGTTGACGTTGGTGTCGCTACCCGTCTTAACGGCAGCCATCGCCTGCTCTGGGGACATCCCTTGAGCGATGAAGTATTCGTAATTCTGGATGAGCGCAGTGCGGTCGTCTTCCGGCTTAGCCATCATAACAGCAGCAGCATCCTTGCCGCTGATCATGCCCTGCTCAATCATGCCCGCCAAATCCTCGCGACCATTGGCTCGCAGGTATTCGACTGTCTTGTTGCGTGCCTTTGCCTCGGTGCGCTGGCCGGCGACATCCGATGCGGCCTTCTGCAACGCCGGGTTGTCGGTCAAGCCGGCGAATGCTTGCGCCAGTGTGGCGGCGGTGTCCTTGAAGGTGTCGCGCTGGTAGAAACGCTGGCCGGTCTCACCGGGTGCGCCCTCTTCCATCTTTTGAATGCCGAGAGTGCCGAGAAGCCCCCGTGGCTGCTGCTCTTCTTGCATCATTGGTGCTTCTCCTTGCGTGCTGACACGCCCCTGCGGCTGCCTGCCGAGAGCGGTCATTGTAGCGTCAGCCACAGCCTGCCCGTCATTGCTGCCAAGTATCTTGCGGACATAGTCTTGCGTCTCCTGATACGGTGGGATGCCGCCGTGCTTCTGGACTGCGCCCGGACCGGCGTTGTATGCCGCCAAGGCTAAGTCGGGGCGTCCGAATGTATCTAACTGCTGGCGGAGATAGCGTGCGCCGCCAGTCATGTTCTGGATTGGATCGCTTGGGTCTACGCCAAGTTCCCGTGCCGTGCCGGGCATAAGCTGGGCAAGACCGCTGGCACCTTTGGGGCTGACTGCGCCGGCGTTCCACGCACTTTCCTGACCGATCATGCGCAGGAACAGGTCAACGGGGACACCTTCCTGCTGCGCGATCTGCGTGGCTATGGCCCGGTAATCCATTAAGCTGCCTCCAACTCTGCGACCAGTCCGTCGTAGTTGACGCGAAGGTATCCGTCTTCGCCGCGCTTGACCAGATGCGGATGCGTCGCCTGCAACTCGTCAGCCATGACGCCGAACGTCGGCTGCGCTGGATCGGCGATGCGCTTGCCCTCGTCATTCCACTCCCAGTCGTAGAACTTGACGCCGCCGACTTCGCCGCGTGGCGTGACGTTGGTCTTCAGGCGTGGGTCGGATAAAGCAGCAATATTTGCACCCGCCGTTAAATACTCAAACACGCCCGGCGTCCTGCTGGATGTCGTCGTGCTGCCTGCGCCCGGTTGTGCCACGCCAAGTGCAGCCAATGGTGCGTTGAGAGATGCGCCCGGTGATCCTGTGTAGCCCGCATATTGGCCGCGAGCTGCGTCGATGAGTGCCTGCTGCAAGCCCTGCTGCATGAGACCTTGCTGCATCTGCTGCTGGCTGATCGCCTGCCCAGTGCCGAATGCCTGCTGGCCGAGTGCGCCCATCTGGCTTGCTGCCGCAAGACGATTTGACATGCCCGCCATCTCTGCTTGCCGGTTTGCCTGCATGGCGGCGTTTTGCGCGGCGGTGTTGTAGGCTGCCGCTTGGTTCATCATGCCAACGTCTTGGCCTGCCAGACCCTGCGCCTGAGCGTAGCCGCCCTGACGAAGCTGTGCCGCCGTGTTCGCGGCCTGCTCGGCAAACGCGCGGTTGGTCTCGGCCTCCGCGATGCCGTGGCGTGACCCGCCGAAAGCGCGGGCTGAAGTCGCCTGCGCACCGCCCAAGTTCTGCTGCATCTGGCGTGAGCGCTCAAGGTCGCCGAGCGATTGCTGGACGACTTGGCTCTCATATGGGTTGGTGTAGGCACCAAGGTTTTGTCCCGCGATCTGCGCTGGGTTGTAGCCCGCCGCGCCGACCTGCTGCGGCTGGTATCCCATTGCCTGCTGCGTGCCTTG